TTGAAACCGACGAGGATGATCTTATTGGTGGGTTCCGTTTGGTTGACGGTAACACTGTTTGGCATAATGGTCCAGTCATCGAAGCTTTGGAACGTGGAGCTGTGTTGCTTCTAGATGAAGTTGACCTTGCATCCAACAAAATCTTGTGTCTCCAATCTGTTCTTGAAGGTAAAGGGATCTTTATTAAAAAGATCGGTAAGTATGTCAACCCTAAAGAAGGTTTCAATGTTATTGCAACTGCAAATACTAAAGGTAAAGGCAGCGATGACGGTCGCTTTATTGGAACTAACGTTCTCAACGAAGCATTCCTTGAGCGTTTTGCGTTGACTTTCGAGCAAGAGTATCCTACTCCTAAAACTGAACAACGTATTCTTGAGGGTATTTCCCTTGATCTGGGGTTGACAGATCGCGAGTTTTGTGAGAAACTTTCTACATGGGCAGATGTCATTCGTAAAACTTTTGCTGATGGTGGTATTGATGAAGTGATTTCAACACGTCGTCTGGTTCACATCATCCGTGCCTATGCTATTTTTGGTAAGCGTATGAAGTCTATCGAAGTTTGTGTCAATCGTTTCGATGATGAAACCAAGCAGTCCTTTATTGAACTCTATGATAAAATTGATGAGAACGCTACTACAGAACCAGATACGGTAGACACCCTTGACTAAATCCTTTATGGATGCTATTATACCTATATTGATTGATGACTATGGCAAAAAAATATAATGAAGATGCTCTGTTAAAAGAGTTGAGTGATTACATTGCTGGAACTTATGGACAACACTATTCTGCAGGCAATGATAAAATTCAAACGTTAGATCTTATTGAAGCCTGCGGTGATGCAGAAGCATTCTGCCGTTCTAACATCTTGAAGTATGCTTCGCGATATGATCGCAAGGGAACTGCTCGCCGCGACATTATTAAGATCCTTCACTACGGTCTTCTTTTACTTCACTTCTCTGACAAGTCAAACACTACCGAATCTTATCCTCAATGAGCACAGTAATTCTTTCTAAACAAACCCGAGATATTCTTAAGAACTTTTGCACTATTAATAGTTCTATTCTTATACGAGAAGGTACTGTACTGAAAACCATTAGTGTGGGTGAGAACTCTATTGCTCAATATACTAGTGAAGAAATTTTTCCACAAACGTTTGGAATCTATGATTTAAATCAGTTTCTCTCTGGTCTTTCTTTATTTGATGATGCTACTCTAGAGTTTGATAATGAAAACTATGTGACAATTAAGGGAGGTGGTAGATCAGCAAAGTATTATTTTTCTAATCCAGAGATTACATTGCAGTCTGCCCCTGATCGTAATGTTCAGTTTCCAGGAACAGACTTTAGTTTTAATCTAAAGTATGAAGATCTAATCGCTTTGCAAAAAGCATCTGCAGTGTATGGTCTTCCTGATCTTTCATTCAGAGCAAGTCAAGAAGGTACTATTGATTTGGATCTTTGTGATAGAGAAAACGATACTGGTAATGTGTATAGTCAAACTGTAACTGGTGAGAGCACTGGTAATTTTGAAATGTATATGAAGGTGGAGAATATTCGTCTTCATCCAGGAAACTATCATGTAAAAGTTTCTAGTCAACATATTACCCAGTGGCAGCATCAAAGTATTGATCTCGTTTATTACGTAGCACTTGAACCTTAATGAATATCAAAGAGTGTGGAGAATGCACACTGTGCTGTCGGGGAACTATCACACTCCGAGTAAACGAGCATAAGGTACTACCAGGTCAACCATGTCCTCATGTATCAGAATCTGGATGTGGGATTTATGATGATTTGTCAAGACCCCATATGTGTGATTCTTACAGTTGTTTGTGGGCATCGGAATGGTCTTTTCCTGATTGGATGAGACCAGATAAAGTGGGATTTTTATTGACTTTAAGTAGACATAGAAATACCGTGATGTTAGCATCCGATTTTTCTGGTAACAATATAGATGGAGCAGCTCTACTCTGGGTTATAGAATGGTGTAGAAAAGTAAATATGACATTAGTATATACTGTAAAAGGTAAAGAAGGTCAGGGAGACTATGTTCGTGGTAACGTAAAGAGTCATCCAAAAAGTATGTACATGACTGGATCTTTAACAGAGATTTTTGAACCAATTGAATTATTAAATGATGAATAAAAAGTTTCTCTGGGTAGAAGAGTATCGTCCTCACACACTTGAGGATTGTATTTTGCCAAAGAGCATTAAAGAATCCTTTGAAGCATTTCGTGGAAAGGGGGAGATCCCTAATCTACTTCTAGCAGGCACTGCAGGAGTCGGTAAGACTACTGTTGCTAAAGCATTGTGTGAAGAGATTGGTGCTTCTTTCATTGTGATCAATGGATCTGATGAAGGACGCTTCTTGGATACTGTTCGGAACAAGGTGCGACAGTTTGCTACAACGGTCTCATTGACCTCTGGAGCGCCTCACAAGGTGGTCATCATTGATGAGGCAGACAACACGACTACTGACGTACAACTCTCCTTGAGAGCGGCAGTAGAAGAGTTTCATAGTAACTGCCGTTTTATCTTTACTTGTAACTTCCCCAATAAGATTATTGATCCACTGCATTCTAGATGCACCGTTGTAGACTTTCGGGTAAAGAACGAAGCGAAGTTAGATTTGCAAGGAGCATTCTTCGTTCGTCTGAAACAGATCTTGAAAGACAATGAAGTTGAATGTGAAGACAAGATTCTTGTCAAACTTATTCAACGTTATTATCCTGACTGGCGTCGTTTGATTAACGAATGTCAACGCCATGCAGCAACAGGTAAAATCAACTCTTCCATCTTGGTTGATATCGCTGACGTATCTGTCAACGATTTGATTCGAGCAATGAAGAACAAAGAGTTTACTACAGTCCGTAAGTGGGTTGTGGAAAACATAGATAATGATCCTACCATTATCATTCGTAAGATCTACGATTCTCTTTACGAAAATCTTAAGGCACCATCTATTCCGGAAGCTATTTTGATTCTTGCGAAATATCAATATCAAATTGCTTTTGTTGCAGATCAAGAGATTAATCTGTTAGCATGTCTTACGGAAGTCATGATGAGTTGTGAATTCAAATAAACTAAACACTGAAACCTAAAATGAACACCAAACTTGTACGTCTAAATTCTGGCGAAGATATCATCTGTGATCTTATTGAAGATACTGATGATAGTATTACCATGGGAAATGCTATTGTTGCTGTGCCTCAAGGACAGGGACAACTTGGATTTGCACCTTGGTCCCCACTTGCAAAAGAAGATGTGACATTCACTGTTCCTAAATCTTTTGTAGTATATGTTTCAGAACCTAATCCTAATATTACTGAACAGTATGAAGGGATGTTCTCAACAGTAATTACCCCACAGAAAAAACTTATTCTCTGATGAAAGTTCCTAGTCAAGAAGAACTGATCCATCTGAAGATCCAGGCAGCAATGCGAGAAAATGCTTTTCCTAAAGATGAGATGATGTATCTCGGTGAACGTGCTGGTCACCACTGGTATCTTATTGCTGGAGAGCATGAGGTATCTGCAAATCAAATAGAGGATTTTGAAAATGTCGATGAAGAAGACGACACCTGAAAACGTAAAAGAAGCAAACGAAGGTCTCTTCTATGCTACAATGAATCTACCCCATGCTGCTGCCCATTGTGGTATGACAAAGCGTGAAATGAAACACATCTTTCGTGAGTACCTTAAATATCATGACAAAAACTTTGAAGTCACTGAAGACGCCACTTCGATATCCTGGGGGGAAGAGCAGAGCGTTAAGCAAACTGTTCCAGTACCTCCCAGACCTTTCCCAGGTAAAAGAGTATCGTGAACCATTTATTGGTGGTGGATCTGTTGCCATTGAGATTGGTAAACGTTATCCAAAACTAGACATCTGGGTAAATGATCTATACGAGCCACTCTATAACTTCTGGAGAGAACTCCAGGAGAATGGTGTGGAGATGCGTGATCAACTTGTGCAACTCAAGAATCTTCACCCAGAACCAGTATCTGCCAGAGTATTATTTCAACAGTCAAAAGATTTTTTAAATGAAACACCAAGTAATCAATCCAATCTATCTCGTGCTGTTGCTTTTTACATTGTTAACAAGTGCTCTTTTTCTGGTCTCACTGAATCCTCATCCTTTAGCAAACAGGCATCAGAAAGCAACTTCTCAATGCGAGGGATCGAGAAACTTCCTGACTACTCCTTGATGATTAAGAAGTGGAAGATTACTAATCTATCTTATGAAGAACTATTTTGTGACAGCAAGTCAACCTTCATCTATCTCGATCCCCCCTATGAGATCGGATCTAATCTTTATGGTAAGCGAGGAAACATGCATAAGGGATTCGACCACGACCAGTTTGCTGTTGATTGTGATCGTTTTGTCAGTCCTCAACTTATATCTTACAATTCGTCACAACTGATCCGAGACCGCTTCAAGCAGGGATGGACAGCTGCTGAATTTGCACACACATACACCATGAGGAGCGTGGGATGCTATAATACAGATCAAGCGTCTCGCAAGGAACTCGTCCTTACCAACTATGAAATGTGAAGTCACCCTCTACGTAGCAGGCACCGTGTTCAAGGAGCAGGTCATTGCTCGTAACTATTCAGAAGCGCGAGAGGTTGCTCTTGCTCGTAACCCAAATGCAAAAGTGATGGGCGTAACTGCCAAAATGTAATATGGAATTAAAGGATTATCTTTACAGCATTAATCAATCAAAAAAGAATATTTTAATTGATAACGAGGATGCCGTAAAAAAGTATCCTCCTTTTATTATTAACAAGTGTCTGTCTGGTTTTACTGATACCATTCTTTACGCTAACGAAATGAATAAGTATCCTTCGTTAGATAAAAAGATGCAGTATGACTTTTTCCTAAATAGTTTGAAGCCTAGAAAGCGTTTTACGCCTTGGGTGCGAAAAGAAACTCTTGAGCATCTTGAATTGGTTAAGCAATATTATGGTTATAGTCATAATAAAGCAGTCGCCGCTTTAAGAATTCTCACGAATTCTGATCTTAATGAGATTAAACAACTATTAGATAAAGGCGGACGAAAATGACAACTGAAATTGAAGTACAGTGGCAGCCTTCTGATATGGTAGAAGTGAGTTTGTCTGAACCTGATGATTTTCTTAAGGTTCGTGAGACTCTCACCCGTATTGGTGTTGCTTCAAGAAAAGAACGTAAACTATACCAATCATGTCATATCTTACATAAGCAAGGTAGATATTACATCGTACATTTTAAAGAGTTATTTTCTCTAGATGGGAAGAGAACAAACTTTACTCTTAATGATTTGCAAAGAAGAAATAGAATTGCACAACTTCTTTCTGATTGGGGATTGGTTACTATAGTAGACGCAACTAAAATTGAAGAAGTTGCTCCACTCAATCAAATTAAAGTCCTGGCATTCAAAGATAAAGATGAATGGACTCTTGAGTCCAAATATAATATCGGTCGTAAGAAAACTGAAGTGTAAACCGAATAAAAATCTACGGGGTTCGCTACCCCGTTTTTTAATGTCGTCTAATAAATATTGATGGATGCCTTCGGGGTCCACTTTAAATAAACTCGCTTATTAAAGGAGATTAAAAATGAATAACACTTGGGATTTATATGTGCCTCACTACGTTGGGATGGATGAAATCTTTCATAGACTAGATAGTATGTCCAGTCACAATAAAAGTTATCCACCCTACAACCTTATCAAACACGATAATGCGAATTACGAAATTGAAATGGCTCTTGCAGGTTTTAAACCGGAGGAAATTGAAGTATCAACAGAATCAAACATTCTCAAAATTACCAATGTCGGTTCGCCAAAAGATTCTACAGTAGAATATATTCATAAAGGATTATCAAAAAGATCATTCTGCAATACCTGGCAATTATCTGAAGACATTGAAGTGCATGATGTTAGTTTTGAAGATGGTTTGTTAAAGGTATCACTTGAAAAAATTATTCCAGAAAGTCAAAAGAGAACAGTGTACAATATTACTGCGGATTCAAAAAAAGAATTGTTGCTTGAATAAATAGCGTATATCGTCGTCGCATGACAGGGGGGTAACTGGCACAATCCAGTTGACACCCCTCTTTTTTTATGCTATCATACTTATGTTCGTTACCAAAAAATATGGCTGAATCAATTGTTGTCTTTCACAGTGGTGAAAGAGTGATTACAGATCTGCAAGAGCAGAGAGAAAATAATGATCCTGAAGGGAAGCCACTTTGCTTTGTTATGGTCAGACCATACATCTTGAGCGTGGAGAAAACTGTTGGTGATCCTGCCAATCAAGAAGTCCAAGTAAGATTTACCAAGTGGCTTCCTTATGCCAGCGATAAGCAGTTTCGTGTAGCATTCAATACGTTTATTGCAATCGGAACTCCTGATGAGGGACTTGTAGAAGCATATCGCAACACTGTTGCACAAGCAGAAGCAGCTGAAGCACAAGCAACCCGCACTGAAGTGTCTGCTGAAACTGGTTTTGTTCCTACTGAAAGTACTGAAGATGCTGAAACTCCTGAAGTTTGATGGTCACTGGATCGTCGCAGAAGTTAACGAGATTCCTGGTGTAGAGTTTGGTGATCCAGACTGTGTGCTAAAATACCCCTGTGAAGTATCGGTGAATGGTGCAATACCATTCCCTTTCTGCAGTGATGAGCGCGAACTTACTGTAAGGTCATCTGACATTACTTTAATTGCAGAACCAAGTGCTATGTTCGCTGCCCAATATTATGATTTGAAAGACAAAGAGGACTAATGAAGTTTTACACCAGTGTTGAACAATCTGGAAATAACATTTATGTAAGAGGATACCAGGATGGTAGGGCATTTGAGGACAAAGTAAAATATAATCCTACTCTATACTTGCCATCACTGAAACCCACTGATTGGAAAACACTGGATGGTAAATGTGTCCGTCCTGTACAGCAAGGCACCATCAAAGATGCCAAACAGTTCATTGAAGATCATAAAGAGATACCTGACTTTGAGATCTGTGGTCAAACAAGGTTCTTGAATCAGTATATCTTTGAAGAATATCCTGACGAGGAGATGAAATTTGATGTCAATCAGATTCGAGTCTTTACTCTTGATATTGAGACTGGTGCAGAGAATGGTTTCCCTGATATTGAGTCTGCTGACCAGCAAATATTGTTGATCAGTATTAAAGATTCTCATACCGGTAAGATTTCTGTATTCGGCACTCGCCCGTTTCATAATACCGAGAAGGATGTGCAATACATGCACTTCCAGACGGAAGAAGGTATGTTAAAAGCATTCCTTCACTGGTGGTCTTCAAACTATCCAGATGTTATTACTGGATGGAATGTACAACTGTTTGATATGCCGTATATTATCAGGCGTATTGAACGTTTGCTGGGAAACAAAGCAGCAAGACTTATGTCTCCGTGGAAGAACATATATTGTAGAGAAGTTTGGATTAAAGGTCGTAAGAATATTGCTTATGATATCACTGGAATATCTACATTAGATTATCTTGAGTTGTATCGTAAGTTCACGTACACCAACCAAGAATCGTATCGTCTGGACCACATCGCATTTGTAGAACTGGGGCAGAACAAACTGGATCACAGTGAGTATGATACCTTCAAAGAGTTCTACGATAATGACTGGCAGAAGTTTGTAGAGTACAACATCATTGACGTTCGCCTGGTAGACAGGTTGGATGACAAGATGAAACTACTTGAACTTGCTATTGTCATGGCATATGATGCCAAAGTAAACTTTGAAGATGTGTACTCACAGGTACGTATGTGGGACAACATCATCTATGTTTATCTTGCTCGTAGAAATGTTGCTATTCCACCTAAACGTCAATCACAAAAGGATGCAAAGTATGCTGGAGCGTATGTTAAAGAACCTATTCCGGGGATCTATGATTGGGTTGTGTCCTTTGACCTCAACTCCCTGTATCCACACCTTATCATGCAGTACAATCTCTCACCAGAGACGCTATTGCCCACCAAACACCCGTCAGCGAACGTTGAGAGACTGCTGAACAAGGAGATAGACCTGTCTGACCTAAAGGGGCAGACGGTATGTGCTAATGGAACCCTGTACACTACAGAGACCCATGGTTTCTTGCCCGAGTTGATGGATAAAATCTACCAAGAACGAACCATCTACAAGAAGAAGATGCTTGCTGCCAAGCAGCAGTATGAAAAGACTCCTACCATCCAGTTGCAGAAAGAAATCTCTCGCTGTAATAACATTCAGATGGCAAGGAAGATCCAACTCAACTCTGCTTATGGTGCTATCGGTAATGAACACTTCCGATACTATCGTCTGGAGATTGCAGAAGCGATTACAACATCTGGTCAGTTGTCTATTCGTTGGATTAGTAACAAGACCAATGATTACTTAAACAAAGTTCTGAAAACTAATGATGTTGATTACGTTATTGCTTGCGACACCGATTCTATGTATCTTAACCTCGGTCCTCTGGTGCAGAAGGTATTCGCCGGACGAGAGGCAGATGATGAAAGCGTTGTTGGGTTCCTTGACAAGGTGTGTGAAGTGGAATTTGAGAAGTTTATTGAAAGTTCTTACCAAGAACTCGCCACTTATGTTCGGGCATACGCGCAGAAGATGAAGATGAAGCGGGAGAACATCGCTTCCAAGGGTATCTGGACTGCCAAGAAACGATACATCCTCAACGTCTGGGACAGTGAGGGTGTACGTTACTCTGAACCAAAGATGAAAATCTGTGGTATGGAAACGGCACGATCATCTACCCCCGCATTCTTCCGTGATAAACTTAAGCAAGCTTATAAAATTATTATCACTGGTAATAATGATGATGTAATCGAGTACATCCAAAAAGTTAAAAGTGATAGTCGCAAAGAAAACTATGCAAACATTGCATTCCCGCGAGGAGTTAATAACCTATCAAAGTATAAAAGTGTTCATGACATCTATGAAAAAGGAACTCCTATTCATGTAAGAGGAGCATTGCTTTACAACTTCTACATTAAGAAGTATAATGTGGAGAACAAGTATGCTCGTATTCAGGAAGGTGAAAAAATTAAATTCTTATACCTGAAAGAACCAAATCCTATCGGTGAGAATGTAATCTCATTCATGGGAAGCATACCAAAAGAACTCAATGTGGAAAAGTATATTGATTACAATCTACAGTTTGAGAAATCATTTTTCTGTCCACTAGAAAATGTATTAAAATGCATTGGGTGGCAGAGCAAAAAAACAGTATCACTTTTATCATTCTTTTAATATGGATTTTTTATCACAAGTAATCAAGGACAGCAAAAATGAGTTTGCTTCTCTTGCATCTGATGGCATTGCTGCTGGTGACGTTGAAACTTTTGTTGATACTGGCAGTTACATCTTTAATGCCCTGGTTAGTGGCAGCATTTTTGGAGGTATTCCCTCCAATAAGATCACTGCTCTTGCAGGAGAATCAGGGACTGGAAAGACTTTCTTTTGCCTTTCTGTCGTTCGTAATTTCCTTGACCTTGATCCTGCTGCTGGCGTCCTTTATTTTGAAACCGAGTCTGCCATTAGTAAGCAGATGATTGAGAGTCGTGGTATTGACTCGAAGCGTCTGGTGATCTTTCCTGTCAATACAGTGGAGGAGTTTAGGACCCAGGCAGTCAGGATCATTGACAAATATATGGAAACCCCTAAAGAGGAACGCAAACCTCTCATGTTTGTGCTAGACTCTCTTGGTATGCTAGCCACCAACAAAGAAGTGCAAGACGCTACGGACGATAAGCAAGTTCGTGACATGACCAAATCACAATTGATTAAGTCCTGCTTCCGTATCTTGACTTTGAAACTTGGTAAAGCTAATATACCTATGTTAGTTACTAATCACACTTATGATGTCATCGGTTCTTATGTCCCTACAAAAGAAATGGGGGGAGGCAGCGGACTCAAGTATTCTGCTAGTACAATCGTTTATCTCGGAAAGAAAAAGGAGAAAGATGGAACGACTCTCGTCGGAAACATTATCAAATGCGAGGCTAAAAAGTCTCGTCTGACAAGAGAAGGTTCCAAGATTGAAACAAGACTGTTCTTTGATGAACGTGGACTTGAAAAATATTATGGTCTGTTGGAGTTGGGAGAGAGAGCAGGACTGTGGAAGAATGTTGCTGGTCGGTATGAAATCGACGGCAAGAAAGTATATGCAAAGGCAATCTTAAAAGATCCGGAAACATATTTTACACAGGATGTTCTTGACGAACTAGATAAACAGGCACAACGCGAATTTTTATACGGAGCATTTGATGACGGAGAAACTGGAACTGACGATCTTGAGGAATCTTCTGTGTAGTGAAGAATACTTTCGCAAAGTAGTTCCTTTCCTGAAGAAAGAATACTTTCAAGAACCAGTAGAGCAATACATCTTTGAAGAAATCAGCGACTTTGCTTCTACATATGATAAGTTTCCTACCAAGGAAGTTTTAATCATCAACTTGCAACAAAGAAATGACCTCACTGAAGAAACTTATAAAAAGACTGTTTCGCAGATCGACACCCTCACAGACGAGTGGGTTGATACCAGATGGCTCACAGACACCACTGAAAAATGGTGTCAGGAACGTGCAGTCTACAACGCCCTCCTACGGTCGATCAAGATCGCAGATGGAGGCGATTCAGAGGTATCACCAGGGGCGATCCCAGGTATCTTACAAGAAGCCCTGGCAGTATCTTTCGACGAAAACATCGGACACGACTACGTACAAAATGTAAAAGATAGATACGATTACTATCACCTTGAAGAGCACAAGATTCCCTTTGATATTGATAAGTTGAATCTAATCACCAAGGGTGGTATTCCTAACAAGACACTTAACGTTGCTCTTGCTGGTACAGGTGTTGGTAAGTCACTATTCATGTGTCATATGGCAGCTGCCTGTCTCTCTATTGGATTTAATGTGCTGTACATTACAATGGAGATGGCAGAAGAAAAGATTGCTGAACGTATTGACTCCAACTTATTGAATGTCAATATTCAAGACATCGGTTCAATACCAGAAGACATCTTTACATCAAGAGTTAATGAGATTGGTAGGAAGTCTCAAGGTAAGTTGATTATCAAAGAGTATCCTACTGCTGCTGCACACGTAGGACACTTTGAGTCACTATTAAGTGACCTGTCATTGAAGAAAGATTTTAGACCTAACATTGTGTTTATAGACTATCTAAATATCTGTGCTTCTGCTCGCTATAAGGGACACATTGTTAACTCTTACACCTATGTCAAAGCGATTGCAGAAGAACTTCGTGGTCTTGCGGTCAAGCATGATCTACCTGTGTTCACTGCTACTCAAACTACTCGGAGTGGTTTTGGTAATAGTGATGTTGACCTTACAGATACTAGTGAATCTTTTGGTCTTCCCGCTACTGCCGATCTTATGCTTGCTCTCATATCTACTGAAGAGTTAGAGCAGTCAGGTCGTATCATGATCAAGCAACTCAAGAACCGATACAACGATGCTGCCTACTACAGACGCTTCACTGTAGGCATTGACAGATCAAAAATGAAGCTGTATAATGTTGATGATTCTGAAGGTGATATCACGTCCGACCAAGAGGACGAGACATACGAAGCACTTGAAGAAATCTCAACCAAACAATCAAGACTAGATAAATTCTCCCAATTTGTAATATGACCGTAGATTTCAATCGTTATGAAGAGTTTGTGGCAGCAGTCACTAGCGAATCTTCAACAAACTTTGTTGACTTTGCTGATAGGATTGGCGAGCTTGATCGTCAGGGTGCCAATATTGAGCGTCTCCTTACTAGTGGTGTTGGGATTAATGCTGAAGGTGGTGAGTTCCTTGAGATCATTAAGAAGATGGTCTTCCAAGGAAAACCATGGAACGAAGATAATCGTGAGCATCTCATTATTGAGTTGGGTGATATTATGTGGTATGTTGCTCAAGCTACAATGGCACTTGATATTTCCTTCGATGAGGTAATCGAGACCAATGTCAACAAACTGAAGAAGCGTTACCCTGGTGGTGAGTTCAATGTTCACAACTCTGAAGTTCGTGCAGTAGGCGATCGTTAAGATATTATAAAGAACCCTCCATTTGTGAGGGTTTCGTGATAAAATATAGATGTCTGACACTGAACTGTAATGATCAATCTTCACGAACGATACGGGCACTACCTCCACACAAATAAAAAGCATGAAATCACTGGAGAAAGAGTGTTAACGTATGGTTGGGAGGATGATGGTTCTAAACTTATTGGTTACTATGTGATCACCGAAAATCATAAGATGCTATTTTGTCCCAAAGGAAATTTAAAAAGCAAGGAAGCGTGGCAGAGCGGTTTATCGCGTTAGTCTTGAAAACTAATGTGTCTTCACGGGCACCGCTGGTTCAAATCCAGCCGCTTCCGTTCCATCCTCCTCTAAATATTAGGGGAGGATTTTTTATGGCAATTCAACAAAAAAGCAAAAGATTCTTTTTGATGCAGGAATATGGGCAGAATGCTATGCCTGATTTGCATCAAACTCAAATGAAAGCATTGATGGATGAGATCCCTGATGGAGCACAACTGTGGAATGATCCACAAAAATGGGATGGAAAAAACTGGCCAAATAGAGATCCGAAAAAAGACGGTTCACTTGGAACTCCAAAACAAATTTTAATAAAGAGTGACTCTGGAACTATTAATATAATTGGAGACTATTATTCTAAAGGACAGCAACGCAAACGTTTGATTCAATATAAAGCACATGATATTGTGTCAATCAAATTTAATTTTGGTATGACTACCAAAATGAAAGGAAGGAGAAGTGTTAAAGTAGAACAACCAGCGCAGGTAGTTACATTTAAAGCGACTGGAAAAACGTTGTCTGCTTCTGGTTCTGCTATATCAGCTTCAACGATGACTGCTATGCAGGAGTTGGGAACTCTGTGGATATTCAGACAAGTCATTCAAGAAAATAAAAAATTTAGGAAGTGGCAAGACATTAAAAAGGATGATGATACATTCAATGAGTTAAAAAAAATCTGGAGTCTCCTTGGAGATGTAGAAACAGGACCTGAAGACAAGTGGTTGGAAATTTTCTATAAACAGAACAAAGTTTTTATGGAAAAAATGAGTGACCCTAAAATAAAATTGCTTGAAGAGTTTAACCGGGGTTCTAAACACGCGGGTGGAAAACAATATACTATTCCTGGATCATCTTCCTCGTCACAAACGTTTATGGAATTTATTTCTGACCATGTAAAACAGTACGGCATTTCCCAGAAAGATAACTGGAATCCTGCTGATATTTGGTTAATTAAAAATGAAGACACCTGGAGAGATATAATAACACGACAGAGTTCGGTTGAAGGTGGATCTAGTCCTGCTAGTATGGCGCATAATCTACAGCAGTGTAATGCTATTTTGCGTGAAGCTTGGTCAAAGCATGAGATCATAGGAATATCTTTGAAAGCAATTGGGCGAGGAGATGAGGCTAGGTGGGAAGCTGTTAATACAACTGTAGAGTTTGTCAATCAAAGAAGCGATCTTAACTTTAAGAAAACATTTAAACTTGATGAGATTAGATGTTTTTTACAAATTGATAAGAATGGCACAGTTACACAAGACAGTTGGGTTTACATTAATAATGGAAAAACTACTTACAAGTTTCAAGTAAAAGCAAACAGTAGTTCAGACAGAAGTGGATCCGGACTTAAGTATGAGGGTCAACAGGAAGGAGCAACTGCTGCTAGATTGGGCAAAGCAACTGTTGATCTATTGATGGATCTTATGAGTGAAGCAGGTATACCATTTGATAAAAATAAAACCAGTTATCCAATAACTGTTGAGCAGTTGATGGAAGAAGAAAAAGATTACAAAAAGAATCTGGAGACCCTTGCTTCCAACCGTGTTAAGTTAAGTAAAGATGGTACTCAAAGTGCCACAGCCGCCTATGACGCTCTGCTATACTTGATGAATCGAGAACCGTGGGTGGCAAACTCCAGATGTCAGCAGATCACTTGGTTGTGTCAACTATTAAAACTACAGGGACAGAAGCAACAAGAATTTTTAGCAGACTTGGTATTTCTTTCTAAAAAAGAAGGAAAAAGATACGGACCTTTCGGAAAAATTTACTGATGTCAAAGAACACACACCTAGAACACATTGAAGATCTCATGTTAATGTTTGGTGAGAGTGGGGTAAAAGAATCTTTCGATTACATTGATGATTTAGTGAGGACTTTTTCTGGAGATCCTAAAAATAGTAGGAAGTTCTCTACAAAATGGGATGGATCGCCTGCTATTTTTTGTGGACCTGATCCTGAAGATGGTCAGTTCTTTGTGGCAAAAAAAGGAATCTTCAACAAAACTCCCCAGTTGTTTAAGAGTCTTGATGAAATTCAGAATGATAAAATTGCTGAAGGTTTGAAGAAAGTATTTACATATGTGTTCAAATATATGAAACCTTTGTATGATAGCGGAAAGTTGAAGGACGTTGTTCAGGGAGACTTTCTTTATCACGAAGGAACCAGAAAAGTTGTGCGAGATGTTCACGGCGAAGACTGTGTAATTTTTAAACCACAACTTATTAGTTATTGTATTCCAGACCACGATGATTTATATGATGCTGCTAAATCTTGTAAGGTGTGTGTAGTAATTCACGCAAAATATCCAACCAACAATGCAACAACGGTACAAGATCTTTCTGTAAATTTTGGTTTTGATGCCTCTGAACATTCAACTAAAGATCTTCTTATACTAACGCCTTTCACATCCGAACTTGGCAGGGAGATGATGATTACAAAATCAGAAAAAAATAAATTGATTTTGTGGAAAAAATCTGCTATGGTATTACTCCCCAAGTGCAAGTCTTTTCTTAATGAAATTGCTCCATCTCACAATGATTCTTGGGGTATGGCATATTTTCTTAAGCAATACTTCAATGCCAAGGTAAGAGAAGGTAAGAAAGTTGGTAGCGCAAACAAGTTTTATGAGGAGTATGTAAACTATTGGGAGGAAAAATTTCGTAAGAAATATTCTTCTCTGAAGCAACCACCAAAGATTGCTGAATGGAAATCGAGAATGTATGAAGGTATGAAACTTCTTGAGAAAAATAAATCTCAATTCATTGCAATGGTTGGACTATATAATACAATCCAGAATATTAAGAACATTTTTGTTCCTAAATTAGAAAAGGGTGAACGGTTTAGAACATATTATTATGATGAAAAAACTGGAACTTATGAAATTGGTAATCAAGAAGGGTACGTTGCTATTCGCGAGTCGAATAATGCAGTGAAGTTGGTACAACGTCTTGGTGGATTTAGTCAACGCAACTTTGAAGAGATAAAATCCTGGGCTAAAAAATGAAGAGAGTAGTATTTACTTGGGGTAGATTTAATCCTCCAACAATCGGTCACGAAAAACTTATTGAAAAAGTTGCATCGATTGCTGGTAGCGATGACTACTTCATATATCCTACTCACACTCATAAAAAACCTAAAGATCCATTGCCATCAGATAAAAAAGTCGAATGGATGAAGATGATTTATCCCCAGCATGCGAGATATATAATTTATGATAGAGAAATAAATACCTTTATCAAACTGCTTCAAAAATTGCAAGTAGATTATGATGATGTAGTATGGGTTGCTGGATCTGATAGAGTTTCTTCTTATCAGGATCTTCTTAAAAAATATAATGGAACAGAGTTTTCATTTAGAAATGCAGAATGTGTATCTGCAGGTGAAAGAGATCCAGATGCTGATGGTGCTGCTGGTATGTCGGCTAGTAAAATGAGAGCAGCTGCAGAAAAAGTAGAGACAAGTAAATTTATGAGCGGTATTCCAGATACATTATCTGTCAAACAAAAACTAGAACTAATGGAAGATGTACGTAATGGTATGGGGTTGAAATGAAAAACTTTAAAAAACTACGTGAAGAAGCACTGCGTCAGCAACACAGACACAGTGATGTTTTTGTGGAGGGTGATGTCATCATGTCTTCTATCACTGGCGAGAAAGGTACGATTCATCGTGCTGGTGTTAACTATGTCATTGCAATCACCGAGTCTGGAGACATGTTTCGTGCATGGATTAAGGATATCCGAGCAGTACAAGTAACAGACGCTATAAATAAAGAGAGGAAAAGTAGTATTTTCAATAATGGAAAGGCAAAAACCAGTCAATAGTGTGCAGCATAATGATGCCTTCTCCCAGGCACTGATCGAATCTTATGGTAAATGGTTAGGCGGCGCTGGATTTGGTTGGCATCTTAATGAAGATGGTATTCCAACACCAGAGAAAAAAGATCTAGGAGCTCCTGGTCCTGCTGGTGGTACTGATGCATCTACTTCTATCCCTGACCTTGCTGGTAAGGAAAAGAAAGAGGATGATTTCTCAACTAAAGATCCTAAAACAAACGCTGCTCCCCCTGATCCTGCTGCTAACCTGCGTACAGGTCAGGGTATGAAGTATTCTGTTGGAGCACAGATCAAAGATACTACTAAAGTTGTTGCTCGTGAAGAGACTGAAGGGAAAAAGAAGTGTCCCGAATGTGGTGGAAAAGGTTGCTCTCACTGTGGAGACACAGGAGTTCACAAAATGAAGAAGGAGGATGTTGATATCCTCGATGAAAAGAAAGGTCTTTATGCCAACATCTTTGCTAAAAAGAAGCGCGGAGAAGCACCTGCAAAGAAAGGTAGTAAGGACTATCCTGCTGCTGATGCCTTCGCTAAATCTGCAAAGACTGCAAAGAAAGAAGAAGTATCGTTTGAGTTAGATGGCGAGACTTATATTTTCGAGAGAGAAGTAATCGAAGAAGGTAGTATGAAGGCAGCACGTAAGAACGTTGGTGCTTCTACTTGCTGGAAGGGTTACAAAGCATCCGGAACCAAGATGGAGGGTGGTAAGTCTGTTCCTAACTGTGTCAAAGAATACTTTGAAAAGGATCCCAAGACAGGTAAGATGGTCAAGAAGCACAACTGTGCAAAGAAAGTTAAGAAAGAAGGTCTTGAGTATTCTGTAGTTTCTGGTGAGCATACTATGCTCGAAGATGGAACTGTAACTCACTACGATATTATGAGAGAGAATACGATTCTCCACAATGTTCCTGTCAACGAACTTGAGATCATGATCAGTGAAGTTCATGAGCACGTTGTGAACGATGACAAGAACAGAGAAGTTCTTGGTGAAAAGAAACTTGATGCTGTAGGTAAAGCAGATGCTGATATTGACAACGATGGTGATGTAGATAAGTCTGACAAGTATCTACATGCTCGTCGTAAAAAAGTTACTAAACTGATCAACACCAAGAAGAAAATGAAGGAGCAGGCAGAACTTCAGAAGGAGATTGAAGAAGAAAAAAAGTAAAGTCCGCGACCGTTCAAATTATGCCTGAAGTTGAAGACGGCGCGGAAGATGCTACTACTAAAAAGAAGCATAAAAAATATGTTCTTAACACTATTGAAAAACAAAGATTGAAAGATAAATAAAAAGGTAGTCATGCCTTTAAAATTATGTTAGCATTCTTACTTCCACTCGCATCAAAAATTATCAAAGATGCAGTTGCAAATATTCCAGATAATGAAGAACTCGGTGAGAAGATGGTTGAGATCTGTCTTGTTATTCTTGCTAAAGCAGTTAAGTTAACCAAGACTGATATGGATGATCAACTTCTTGAAGTTGTTTCAGCAGCGATTAAAAACCGGGAAGAGTGATCATATTGGGAGGGGTATATTGCCTCTCCCTTTTTTTTATAAATAATATCAGAATCGAATAGTCTACTGGAGATCCAATGTCCCTATACGGAAACACGGACAGCAATGATAATGTGACCAAAGCTGGTCGTGGCATTGCTGAATCCTCACAAGCAAAACAAACAATCTTTATTGACAATACAGAAGCAGCACTTGCTGAAAACAAAGCTCGTGGTCTGAATGCTCCTGGTTGGTGGTCTTACTATACCTATACCGATACGGAAGGTAACACCCGCCATAAGGCAGAGATGCTGGTCACTATTGCCGAACCAATTGGTCCTGAAACTCAACCAGACGATGCTGTAGCAGCAGACGTAAGCGTAGCAATCACTATCAATACACAACCAGCAGATACTGCTGTTGCTGTTGGTGCCGCTCTACAACTTGTTCTTGCCGCTATCGCAACTCCTCCTGGAGATGCTTCCGTCCTCACGTATCAGTGGCAGAAGTTGTCTGATGCAAATCGTTGGGCAAATGTTTCTGGTGAGACTGCAACCACACTTGACGTTGCTTCTTATGCCGAAACTGATGCTGGTTCATACCGTGTCAAGATCAACTCGACTAATGGTGCTGCCGAGGTTATCTCTGCTACTGCAGTAGTTACAACTGCTTAATGATTAAATGAAATTTGATGAATTGACGCCCGATAACTGGGTAATGTTTGCTATTAAACATTATAATAATCCAAGTTCAGTAACCTTTGATGACTTTAAAAAAGATCTAAATAAGATTAAGTACATTAAAAGGTTGTTTCGTCGCTATGAAACTCATGGTGAATTAAAAACTCATCTTATATTAAATCATATTATTGTGATGTATAATGTATTTGATGACGCTGCAACGCCTCTATTATTTTACAAAATAGCGGCAACGCATTGGTCTGTGTTAAAAGCTTTTATGCTAGTATTGAATCGTTTACCTGAATCTATAAACAAGGATGTAGATCGAGAATGTCTGAAGGAATTAAACCTACTGTGAATGAAATGATTGCGGGAGATGGGTCTGGATTGGCTCTACCTCCGGCATTTGTTTTCGTTAATCCGAGATCTCATCGTCGCTATAAAAAAGCAAATCAAGATAAGGTAGATGGCCGTACCAAAGGTGCGAAGAAAATGCTGTCTCGTATAACTACACGTAAAAAAATGAAAGAAGAACTAGAAACAAAAACTATTTCTGAAGCAGTTCCCTCGGAAACCGAGAGAGCACAGAAGCAGATCGGTCAGATGAAAAAACTGAACCGCGCTAAAGATCTGCAGAAAAAACGTGGTGAAGCAAAATCTAAAATGATGAATAAGACTAAAGAGATGGACACTCTTATGAAAGCCCGCATGTCGGACTTTAAGAAAAAAGCAGGTGAACAGACAAAGAAACTTAAAAAAGAACAAACTGAATTGACTGACAATACTATGATTGAATCTACACAACAAGATGCATTGGATGTTGCAATGCAAGTAGCAACTTCTGAACTTAATCCAAGTGGAGAAACTTCTTTTGCGAAGATCACATTTGGAGATGGTTCACAGCAAAACCTAGATAACTTTTCAGCAAAAAGAATTGCTGCATGCTATGCTCAACTGGAAGACAGTCAGCAACAGCAGTTTCGTTATATGTTAAACAAAGATGCTGCTACATATCAGTCGGCTCTTGACTTCGCAGTAAGGAACGTTTAAGTATGGCATTCGGTCTTGGTAGATTAGCAGTTTTAGAAAGTAAACTGGATATTTATGAAGATCTCTCCAAAGAGATGCTTGACAAACTTGAAAGAGCAGTAGGCACAATCTCAGAAAACAGCAACAGAGTTGCTGTAATCTTGGAGCGCCATGAAAATCGTTTGGATGAATCCGAACGTGCCGATAAACTTATCATCGGTATGCTTGAGGAGATGAAGGAAAGACATGATAAGGATTTTCTACTAGCTAATAGTAGAATGGATAGGATCCAGAAGAAAACAGAAAGCAATGCTAAGTTTGTCATTGCCACTACTGCTGTACTGACCACCATTGTGACAGTACTACAAGTGATCCCGCCGTTCGTTAAACAGTTGACAAGAATGGACCCGTCTGCTATTATAGGCACAGTAAGTCCTTCCATACGTGAGCTATCTTGATACAAAATATATCAGTATGGTATCTGCTTCATTGCAGAGATTTAAAAGAGTAAAGACAGACCTCTATAACTTCCGATGCCCGTACTGCGGAGACTCCCAGAAGCATCAGAACAAAGCACGAGGGTATCTCTTTAAGATAAAGAATGATTATGTCTACAAGTGTCACAACTGTGGCGTAGGTAGAACATTTACTAACTTCTTAAAAGATAATAATACAATGCTTCATGACGAGTATGTTATGGAGAGATATCGTGACGGGTTAACTGGTAAAAATAGTCAGACTAAAGAACCAAAGTTCGAGTTCAAGAAACCAGTATTCAAGAAATCAAAACAAGACATCACTTTGCAGAAGATTTCGGAGCTAAATAACTCTCACCTGGCGCGACAATATTTAGAGCAACGAAAAATTAAAGATCTCGATTACTTCTTTTACTGTCCTAAATTTAAGGAGTGGACTAATCAACAGAAAGAAACCTTCTCCGATATGAGAGGTGATAGTCCACGTATAATTCTGCCTCTTTATACAGCAGATAAGAAACTATTTGGTTTCCAGGGTAGAGCACTATCCAAAGCAACAAAACTACGTTACATAACGGTGATTCTTGATGAGAGTCAACCGAAATTTTTTGGTCTCGATAAGATAAATTTAAATGAAAGAGTATACATCACAGAAGGACCCTTTGACAGTACGTTCATTCGCAATGCGATTGCTATGTGTGGAAGTGACGTTCATGCTGATCGTGGGGTCTATCGCGATATTGTCTGGGTCTATGATAACGAACCGAGAAATGTTGAGATCGTCAAACGAATCAAACGTACCATTGATCAAGGAGACCCAGTAGTTATTTGGCCCAAATCAAT